TAAACCAACACGAGTAACAAAATTCTTCTTGGCACGAATCTTAGCAGCTTCAGTAATACGCTGACGGAAAATAGCCTTATCGCCCTGTGCAACACGACGAACATCAGCAAACTGCATGTATTGCTGCTCAACACGAGCAGGAAGAACCTCATTAATTGACTCTTCAATTAAGCGGAAAATAGTATTCTGATTTTCCTTATATGTACGATAATCAGAGGCTAATGCACGGAACTCTGTAGCAAGAGCTTCATTAACCTGATCAAGTGTAAATTTCTCTTCGCCAAAGGAGTAAGCAACTGGAGCCTTTGGATCAGCAGAAACTGCAATGCGAGCTAATTCGCGTAGATCTTTATAATCCATTATATGCTTCCCTCCTTCAATTAAGCCTTGATGCACTGTAACTTAACAGCAGGCTGACCATCAGGTAATGTCCATTCCTTAACAACACGGAATACTACGTCACCATCATCACCCGCGGCAAGGATGCCATCTTCGCCAGGGGTAACATCGTCGCCGACTTCAAGTTCAGTGTTCTGTGCGAACATATTAGTTGTAAAAATATCACCAGCTACAATGCCAAAGACACGAGGATAAATCTTACCATCATAGGAATCCTCGACTTTCTGTGCCCAGTCCTTGTGCATCTGGTGACGTTCATCATAAAGCTTTTCCTCATTGTAAACGAGCATCCAAGCGCCATCGCCGTCAAAGTTGACTTCGCCTGCGGCATAGTCATACTTTACAAACATACCATTCTCAAGGACTGTAATGTCCTCGGCGGCGGGGAGCTGCGCATAGACGCGACCATCACGAGGAGCGGATAAATGATTAGGCTCTACCTGACCATATCCGTCGCGTTTAATGGTAATTGCCATATTAGCACTTTCCTCCTTTAATTTACTTGCCTACTGTTTGACGGAGTGCCTGTACCATGCTTGGTACAAACCCCGCAACTTCATCATCTAGAGAGAATGTTAGGCTTGGATCTTCTTCCTTGACAGGTTCAGCTTCAAAATTAATATCATCTTCAGCTTTACCAGTTAAAGAGTCAAAGTCTACATTCTTTTTGACATAGATGACAGCTAGTTTAGATTCAATTTCTTCTAAACTGTACTCTGATTTGTGCTCAATAACATCTGCTTTATCTTCATCAGAAAGCATATGATATGAGTTAATCAATGCATCCTTTTGCTGATTTTCAATGCCTAGCTTGAATTCACGTAACTCTTCTACCTCTGCGCGTAAGGAAGAAAGTTCGCTCTCCATAGCTTCAAATTCCTCTAATGAGTGATTTGTTGGCTTTTCTTCGTCCTCTTCTTCATCATCCTCATCTTCAGGCTCTACTTCTTCGTCCTCGGAATCGTCCTTGTCGTCATCCTTAACGAATTCAGTTTCACCCTCGGGTTCGTCAGAAGAATCGTCAGCAGCACCGTCCGCATTACTATAATCAACGACTTCTTCAGCTACAGGCTCTTCGACTGTTTCTTCAACAGCAAATTCCTCTGCAGGAGCTTCGGCCGCAGATTCATCAACAATTTCTGTTTGCTCTGCAAACTCGTCAGGCATACTCGACCCTCCTTTGCTTTGTAACGCTTCTTTTAATTCATTCATCATCGTAAATAAGGTTTGCTCAAAATCTTGCCTATTAGCAAAATCTTTGCTAACCTCAGGAGATGTAACAGCACTACCTTCAAAGCAAGGTTCTACGTCATCCCCAAGAATGCACAGCTTACTAAAAACTGCGTCATTAATAATGAAAAACTCAACTCCGAGATTATTATCCGTTGCCCAATGTCCATCTAAAGTTTCATCATCAAGTTCCATTGACTGTGGTTGGCCTTGTGTAATTACTTTGTTAAGTTCTTCAAACTGACCAGACCATAAATAGCCTGTTGTCATTAAATAAGTACGTTCCACCTGATTTTCAAATTCATCAGTATCAATGAAATTTTGGAACCATATTTTAGCATCTGGTGAAACAAAACCATAAGGAACAGTCTTACAAGAAGTTGTAAGTTTACCATCCTCTATATGCATGATATGACCATGATCACCAAAATCACCTTTTTGATCACTTCACGCAGCAACAATAGGCGTACCCCGCAAAGTTTTAGCCATATCTTCAGCGGTCGAACGATTAATATATGAACCATTGCGATTATGTCCTAAGTAAAATACTTTAATTTCACACTTGGACATGAGAGGATTAATATCCAAAGGTTCAAGATTAATAAATTGCGGCCCCTGAATTGTACTCACTTCAGAAATATTTTTTAAAGCCATACAATCCTCTCCTAGCTCGCTGATTCTCTATTTTGTATTGTTTTTTCGGATTTTTGGTCATCTGGTAATTCAGGGCGACCACCTTCCGAGGTAGGAGCATTACTATCACCTTTCTCTGTTTTATTATTATTACCACTCATAGTAGATGACATTTGCGGTGGAATAAATAATTCTTCCAAATGCAATAGTTCATTCTCAAAATAAGCAGTTGCCATAACAGTACTTTGTGACTGCCCCAAAGCAACCTGTGGTAATAATTTAGAGAAACCAATCTGTGTTTGCTCTTTATATGTCTTAGATAAATCTTTATAATTATAAATAGTAGTTGGTAACATAGTTACTTTATACTTTAAACGCTTTGTATTTTTATTAAAAGGTTTAAGTAAACTTTCTGCGTATTCTTCAAACTGTAACAATAAATCTGTCATTGTAGCTTCATCGTTAGCGATTGATTTCTCTAAAGCAATATTACCATCTGTATTAAATTGCTTTTGGCTAACGCCGGCTTCATTATAAACAGTTCTTTCAACTTTATCAAGTTGGTCAGCAGAACTCATATTACCATTATCAGATAAATCTTCGACTTTAACATCTGCCAAAGTGGTTAAAACACTAATTCCAATAGCGTCTCCAACCATTTCAACAGCATTATTATGAAATGCTTGAATTTCAGGTATATCAAAAATAGATTCACCATTTTTATCTAATGGCATCTCTTGAATAACTAAACGTAAAAGCTGTTGCTCCATACGTTTTTTATCTAAATCCTGGGCATCTTCTAAGTCTAAGAGCTTAGGGATAACCGCAACAAATAACGGAATATCGGTGTTACTAAGATTAAACTTAACAGTCCTATCTGTATCCAGTACAAACCACCCTGATTCATCACCATTAAAATCTTTCTTTAGTGTACCGCGCTTATATGATAAATAAGCTTTTCTAAATTCTTCTGGGAATAATTTAAGTACTCTAATTTTATAATCAGCGTCCGCAAATTTATCGTCAAAATATTTAATATTAAACTCAACAATTGGTTTGCCATTAATTTTATAACGACTGCGGCAATAGTCTGGATGCAATTCTTGTAAATAAGCAGCTTCTCTTTGTTCTACCTTATAACCATAATAGCACCCATTTTTTACAACTTTAAGTGCGATTTCCCCAAAATTCTTTCTTAGTCTACAATTATCCAAGAGGTTAGAAGCTTTATATCAACCTTCAATTACTTTTTCTGGTTTAATATTATCATCATAAACTATTGGAGTAATCATTCAGTCGTAACGATATAAATAAGCTATATATCTACAAAGACGCATATAAATACCATTCATAGCAAAATATCTTTGAGATATATCCCGCAAAGTTTTAATATCTTGTTCGGCTAAAGCCCTAACAATATCTTTACGTCTAAATGGACGATGGCGATGTCTATCAAATTTATAATCTACATCAAAAAATACATCGTTAGATAAAGTAGTTTTACCTATTTTAATTTTATTAAAATCCCTAGAGGTATGCGGGGATTCTGACTGCGAAGTTATTTTAAAATCGTTTGCGGTAGCCACCGCTCACCTCCTTAATAACCTGCCGCCTTCATAATATACTCATACGTTATTTTAGGTTCATCATAATAAGGTATAGTAATTAATTTAATATTATGATCTAAGCAGTATTTTCGTTTTTGTGTATCGTTGTATTTTTGCCTGCTGACACCACGTTGCCCACCAAATTTGCTTACGCTAGTATAGTGTTGTCGCCCTTGGGCTTCAATTAGAAAATCTAATGACCCATCCTCCGCAAAGCAAGCAAAATCAAAACGTAAAGCTCTTCCGCTTGACGCTATTAAATCATCAAAACTATATTCCTCTTCAAAAGGAATACCATAGTCAGTTAAAATATTATGTATTTTAACTTCTAAACTCGAAGCTAACATCAGTTTCTCCTTTTGCGCTATCTAATAAATATTAAAATTATCTTATTTTAAATTATTCTATCTTACCCCAATTTTTTTACTATAAAACATTAAATCATTTGGATTAATCTTTGGACGTTTGCCTCGTTTATCTTCTTGTAATTTACACCAATATAAACCGTAAATTAAAGCAGAAAATTTGTCCTTCTTGATTTTTTTAGACGATTGTTTTAATATAATATGTGCGCCATCGTTTTCTTGAATTAAGTTTAACATTTGGTCTTTCAGGATAGAGGTTTGCACAAACGGTTGCAGGTACTCCGCACGCTTTACCGCACTCATCTTTTTACCTTGCTCTTGGGAAAGTAATTTATTCTTTGCAATATTTTCATCTACTAAAAATTTAATGCGGCCTGCGCTCATTTGGGATTGACAATATGCATACATTTCTGAGTTCAAACTCTGGTTTGCTTTCATAATGTACATGGCGTTATGAATTGTATTTTCTGTCTCCATAGACTTATATACTCTATCTTCATCATTATAAACGCCCCAATTAAATAATATCTCGCCTGTGTCTGGGTCAGTTGTATCCATAGTTAACATATCTACAAGTCCCGCGCCCAGGCCGTTACCGTCGATGACGGCTATGCGGCATTTAAATTGATTAAACAATCTTTTAATTTTAATCGCTTGCATACCAAAATGTTCTTCATCGAAAGAATAAATATTTACTAAGCGTTTCAACATTGCACCAGACGCCGCAGGTGTAACCTTAATAATACATACTTCAGTAGTACATCCAAAACGTCCAACGTCAACGCCCATAATATAATATCCCTCTTTAGAGGTTTTATTACTATATTTATATTCTGGAAGATTAATAATTCTATTTTTATCAAATTTAGATGATTCAAAAAAGGCAGACTCAATATCACCAGTTCATTTAGATTCATACTCACGTTCAAATGATGCTTCGTTAAATGTACCATCTAATTTTAAGTCTTTAACAAAACTTTTTTGTAATAATCCTTCAATAACAGGAACACGCCAAGAACCGCCAAGAATCATTGCTTCTTTTGGACGCGCAACCGCTTTACATAATAACTGAATTAATTTTTCATATGAGAATGTATTTTTGTAGCCCGCAGTAGTCACAAAAATTTGTGACTTATTTAATACTTCATCATCATCTGGTCCTCAACCGGGAATTCGCCTATTAACATTCAATGTTGGTATAATTACTTCATTTAGAATATCTTGGTCAATACCAACACACTCTTCCATTAATCCAGCTTGGAAACGCCTACCTCTTGTTTTCTCGGTCGCCGCAACATTCTCTAGTGTTGAACCATTCTTAAAAGTATATATAACACTATCTTTAGTTTGCGAGGTCCGTGCTCTCGTACCTCGTGTATCTCATATAATTTCTTTTTCAAAAGCAGGTATTAGCTTACAAATTTCACCTACTTTACTAGATAGAATCTGTGCAGACTGTTCTTTACCACCCGCAACAGTGAATAATTGTGAACCGGGATATAAAATAGCTTTAATCATTAAACACATAACTGACATAAAAGATTTTGACCATGCACGCACAAATGTAGCAAAAACATATCTATGCCGCATAACAACTCTTAAGAATAATCTTTGATAAAAGAAAAAGTGAAATGAATTATCTGGGTTTAAGCTACATAAAAAATCTACAAACCTATCCGGATAAACTCTTCAATAAGCTATAATTTTTCTTAAATTATCTATATTCTTTAAAATAGTTTCTTTAGTAATCTCTTCTTCTTGTTCTCTAGTTTTTTGATTGGAGATAAGTGTATCTAGTGACATAACTACTCCTCTCCAAGAGACTCTAACAACTTCTCTGCGTCTTTTTCTATTTCATTTTCTAAGAACATCTGAAATTCTTCAGCCTCATCATCCGTCAACGCGTCGGCCGCAAGTTCTTCACTAGATGTAACTAAACCTTCTTCAAGACTTAAGTCACCTTCTTGTTCTGCTTTCTCTAACTTTTCAATATAAGACTCAATCAAATCACCTAAACCAAGTTCAGTAGTAACTAAACCATATGTGTATGATTTTAAATCTCTAATAGTAAAATCTATTTTGTCTTGCGGATATTCATCTGGGTCAATGTACTGTGGAATCGGCCCACCTTCTTGCTCACATAAAGCAATTAATTCTCCAACAGAATCAAGATAACGTTGTTTATCTTCTTTGTTTTGAGCTTCAGTAAATTTACCGGACTTCCGCAACTGGTCAAATACTGTAGCTAAACTTTTATAGCCATTAACATCGCCAACATCTAATGTTTCATCCATTTTTAAAGAAGTTTTACACATTTTCTTTAATACTTCTTCACGGTCAACATTTAATTCATATTCATTGGCATAACGTTTATACATTGTCTCCATTGCAATTCATTGCGCTGGCGTGTAAACTGTACCTCACTTTAACATTAAGAATTGTATATCATCATCTGTAAGTGAATCAGTAATAGCAGATTCATCAATTTGATATTTAGGTAAATCAGGTATCTCGAACTCAGGTGTGGAGTTCGACGATGCTGTCCCCGCAGACAATGTATTATATTGTGCTTCTGTTATTTCTCCATTTTCTAGCTTGGTTAATAACTCTTGTTCTCTCTCTTGGGCAGCTGCGATTGCTGCGTCTGATTCTTGTTGTTGTTTCTTGTCCGCAAAATTTAGTTTATCAGTATCTGCATAACTATACTGTTTATATTGAACCATGTTCATCGCCCGCAAATAACGCCCTATTACAGACTTAGGGCCGAATGAACCGGGATTCTTTTTATATGTTTCATTGCATAGTTGTACTCATTTTTTCTCGATGTAAGGTACATCAAATTTTTCTAAGATTCATGTAAAGGTTTCAGGTTTGCGGTTATCTATATACATAGTTAGACAATCTTTACAAATATCGTCGCGGTGTCCTGTTTTTAGCTTAAAGAATTCAGTCTCCGGTCGCGACCTCCCGCACTTGGTACAGGTTATGCGTTCTGTTGCCATAGCTGCTCCTTTTTTCTCTATAAAAAAAGCCCCGCAGGGCTTTTATTTTATTTGGTTTTTCCATTTTTACAATCTTTGCATTGAGAATACCAACCATCTTTAGAAGAATTCTTGGAGAAGAAAGCAGGGTGTCCCAACTTGACCTTCCCGCACTTCGTGCACTCTTTCCAATAGCCATATTCAACATTAGTATAGTATCATACTAGATAATCTTTTTGTGCTTGTTCGGCTAATAAACGCGGTATTCTTTTTCGTCAAAGAGAAGAGTAATATTGTTCAGAATGTCACTCTCCATAGTCATCATATATAGCTAGTTGTATTTGTTCATTAGTAAGACCATCTATTTTTCAAATGACTAAGTCGTAGAGGATAGGATAGTCTTCTGCGAGAACATCATCAACAAGATTTTCTAAGTCTATTAATAGTCAATGCATGTCGCATTGAGTATCGTCCCAACATTCTTCTTTTAGTTTAGAGTAATAGCAAAGTAGGAAAGAAATGTGGTTGGGGTTTAATAATGATAATATTGCATCTGATACAGGCATTTGATTTTCATCAAAGTGTACTTTTTCATCTATGTCTAGTTTAGTTAAAGTTTTTAGTTGAGCGGAGCGGACTCGGCCGTTTGCTCCTTTCCAAGATGCTTTAAGTAAGTAGGCTTGTTGCCAAGTTTCAATTATTGTTTTTTTAAGAGAGTAACGCGCGGGGCCCCTTGCATGTTGGAACTGACGTTGCAAGGAATCTATTGTGTTGATGAGGTCCCGCATCCCCGGAATAAGGTCTTTTTCCTCTTCTGTTATTGGGTCTTTTGGATCTAGAATTTGATTTTTGTCATTGTTTATCATGGCATAGATGCCATCTTCTCCATTTTCTAAGTTGGAGACTATTTCCTCGTAGGATACCTGACGTTTATTAATTGTTGCTTCACGATTCTTTGTTAGTGTTGGATATTCAGATTTTTTTTCTCTCTTTGTTTGATTGCGGTCTTG